TCGCGATCGCCGGTCGAGAGGTCGAGCGCCTCCCCAAGCGACACCTGTAGCCCCGAGCCGCCGTGCTGGTGCCAGCACAGGTGAAAGAGCCCCTCGCGCCAGGCGTCGACGCTCACGTCGGGGAAGAGGTGCTCCGCGCCTTCCGCCGCGCCGTGCGCTCCTTCCCCGGCAGGAAGAAGGCGCTGTCGAAAGGGAGGTCGACCTCCTGTGTCTCGCGGCACTCCGGGCACTCGACGTCGATGGTGGTATCGACGCCGCAGTCGACGCGGTCGAACTCGTCGACGAGGAAGTCGGCGTCACGCAGCGTGAGGTCTTCGAGGAACGCGCGCTTGTCCTTCGCGTCGACTCCGTCGATTTCGATGACGCGGTAGGCAAGGACGGCAGAGAGAAGGAGGTCGGGTGAAGCGCGCTGCAGGGCGGGCAACTTGCGCTCGTCGTCGCCAGTGAAGAGCTTGAAAGTGACGCGCTTCCCAGTGTTGGGGAGCGTGGTGTCGAAGCGGTTGCCGGCGATGAAGGCGGTGCGGCTCTCGGGAGACAGCGGGCGCACCGGGAGCTTCGTGAGGTCGACCTCCCACTCGATGCGCGCGCGGCAGTTGCGGCAGGAGATAGCGAAGGCGTACCCGGGGCCGTACGTCAGCGCGCGGATGTTCAGGAGCACGAAGAAGCGATCGCCCTGGAGAACGGCTCCCCAGTTGATGGGCTTGTTGCCGAAGTCGTAGGGCCCGGGGTCGACGGTCTCCTCCCAGCATGCGGTGAGGAGTTCGTCGAGCTGGTTGCCTGACTTGGCGAGCTTGCGGTCAGCGAGGACGCGCTCCTCGCGGACCTTCATGCCTCGGACACGGCCCGTCAGCCCGGTTGGACAGTGGATGTGATCGGCCATGGCCCCGCAAAGCTGCAATCAGCCCGACGCAGGGACGGCATGAAGCTCAAGCGCTGGAAGCCGCGCAAATAGTGGGGCCTCGCGGGTCGCCTTGATTTTATGGGTTCTAGCGCGAGGCGAAAGTGCTCACCGTACGCCTCGAATGCGGCCCTCTCGCCCACCTCGGCGCTGTCCTTAGCCACGTCCTTCATGAACTCGTCGAAGTCGTTCTTCCGCTTGTCCATGGTTCAACCTCAGAGCCAGCAGTTATGGGTGCAGGTCATCCAGTTGCGGAAGGACCAGCACTGGACCCAGCAGCAGCTCGCGAAGAAATCGGGTGTTCAGCAGAGTGAGATCAGCCGCATCGAACGCGGCCAGGCGAACCCGACTTACCGGACCCTTCTGCGGCTCGCGCAAGCGGCGAAGAAGACCATCAGCTTCGTGGATGTCGTGCCACCGCGGCGTCGTGGAGCCGGGCGCACGGCAGCGGCCTGACGTCTATTGCAGTAGTTCGAAGAAGTCGTAGGTGAGCGTCACTGACTCGATGACGTTCTCGTCGCTCTCGTTGTCCCATTCGCCGGCAACGAACTTCACAGGCCAGGCGCGCACGAGGGTCCATCGTCGCAGCGTCACGCCGTCACGGTCCTGCTGAACGAGGTCGAGGTTCCGCTTGTACGCCTGGTCTGGCAGCCCGAGCCCGCTCGAGGTGATGGCCACGTCCTGGAACCACTCGAACAGGTCGCTGTCTCTCGTCGCCCCGCGCTCGAGCGTCACGTCGGCGAAGGTCAGCCGCCCCGGGCTCTTGTTCGGGATGAGCGAGCCACCCTCGAAGTACTGCACGTTCGCGACCTCGACCGACAGCTCGCTGCACTTCTGAAACCCTGCGTGCTGGAAGCCGTCGACCTCCACCACGAACTTGAACTTCTTGTGGAAGCTGCGCGGGTTTCCGATGACAGCCATGGCTGACTCCTTCAGGGTTTGCCGCCAGCGAGCTCGGCCTCGAGCGCGCGCGTGTCCTGGCTGATGCTGATGACGATGAACTCGGCTGGCTTGTTGGTCGCGAGCCCGACGCGCGCGATGAGCTTCCCCGCGAAGATGACCGTCGGCGTGTTGAGCGTGTCGGAGACATCGACGAAGAACGCCGTCGCCGGGTCTCGCGTGCGGAACGCCCCGTTGTTCATCTGCGTGAGGAGGAACGCGGTGATGGTCCTCCGCACCTGCGCGCGCAACGACTCGGTGTTCGCCTTGTGCCGCGCGAACTCGAGCCCCTGCTTGAGGCTGCGTTCGATGAAGATGACTCCGCGGCGCTCGCCCACGTAGGGAAAGTTGCCGTTGCCCTTCAGCGTGCGGCTGCCGTCGATGAAGCGCGGCAGGCCCGGCCCAGTGGTGAGCGGGTTGATGCGGTGCGGGTACACGAGGTCGCGCTTGCGCTCCTCGAGGACCTCGTCGTTCTCGAAGCCCAGCACGCCGAACATGCGCCCAGCCTCGATGCCCGCGGGCGCGTCGTACACCCCACCGGGCCTGACGGAGTCGGTGCGCGAGGAGACGCCCGCGATGATGCCCGACGGAGGCACCACCACCTGCGACTCCGAGCCGAACACACGCTTCGCCGGGTTGAGGACCGTGACGCGCGGCCAGTACAGCGCAGCGAACTCCGAGAGCCCCTCGAGCGCCGCGGTCGTCTCCACGTACGAGACAATGTCGGTTGCGCTCTGTCCCTCGGGCGGGTCGAGGATCGCGAAGGCGGTGCCGTCCCTCGCGACCTCGGCGTACTGCACCATCGCCAGATGCGTCGCCGGCGTGGCGCGGCCGGGCACGAGGAGCAGCGACAACTCCTGCACCTGGTCGAGCGCGCGGAGCCCGTTCTTGCCCGTCGCGCTCCCGATGAAGTCGTTGTCGTCGAGGCCCGCGAGGCCGTCGTTGCCACCGGATAGCGTGACGGTCTGCCGGCCGGGAACCGTCGAGAGCAGCTGCGTCACTCGCACGTAGAGGGAGCCGCTCCGCGCGTCGTTGACCATTCGCTCGACGTGGCGCGCGTCGGAAGGCGTGAGCGTGAGGCTGCGGAACGTCTCCCGGTAGGTGCCGTCTTCGATGACGAGGAGGTCGAACGCCTGAGAGCTCCCATTGCTCGCGGACCGCACCTCGACCTCGATGCGATTTGCGTAGGCGCCCGGGTCACGCCCTTCGATTCGCAGACCGTTGGCGACGCCTGAAGCGGCTCCGAGGTGAGCGACCGTGTCGAACCCGAACGCAGGAGTGGTGGCCGGACGCGCCTGGAGTGTTGCCGCGACTCCTGTCGCGACGGTTCGCACCTCGACAGCGCTGCCAAGGGACACACGTACGCCTGGCACGGCGGCCTCGACGACTCCCTTCACCTCCGCGACCGTCACTGCGGTGAGGTCGCCGACATTTCCCGTGCCATGAGCGATGGCTGCCGGGAAGGCGAGGATGGTGTTCGCTGTGCCTCCGGTGATTTGAACTCGGCTCGAGGTGCCGACCGTGTCGCTCACGATTCGGACGTCGGCGCCGCGGACCGCCTTCGCCCGCACGATGGAGGTGTTGATGGCGGCCGCGACCTCAGCAGCGGTGGCCTGCGCGATGTTCACGAAGTCGGAGGCCGCGAAGGTGACGCGTTGCTCGGCGCCTCGGTCGATGCGGAGCTGCAGCGTCATTCCGTCGACGAGCGCATGGGGACCAGACGCACCCACGGCGATTGATGCGGGAGTGCCCCCGAAAACGACGTCGACGTCGGGTCCGCCGTTGACGGAGAAGACGACACGTTCTCCATCGTGCAACGCGAACGGCTCTGCAGCCGTCCCAGTGAGCACTGCCTGCGTCGGCCCTACGCCTGCGACGACCATGCCCTGTGCGCGCACGGCAGTGACAGAGCTCGGCCGCGAGATGTCGGTGAAGTGCGTCGTGCGAACGACCCAGAGTTGGCTCCCACCGTTTTCGAAGAAGCCCATCGCCGCGAGGGCCATGTCGGAGTCTCTGGTGAAGCCGCCGAAGCGCGTCTGGAACTCTTCGAACGAGTTGCAGAGCACGGCCAAGCCGATGGGGCCCCGCTCCGTGAGACCGACCGCGCCTGCGACTGAGGTCGGCGCGGAGGTGAGGCCGCGAACGCGCGGCTCCTCTTCGACGACGATGACCTTCGACGACAGCAGTTGTCCGCTCACGGCACACCGTCCACTTCGAGGATGGGCTTCGTCACCAGGCTCGAGAGGTCGAGCGGCAGGCCTTCGTCGACGTCGAACCCGCGCACCACGATGCCGCAGGTGAAGACGCGTACGTCGTCGCGGCTGGCGAGCTGGGTGCGGAAGTCACCATCGGCGTCGAGCTCCCAGCGCACGGTGCCCTTGCCCGCATCCGCTGGGTCACGGAGCAGCTCGAGCCAGCGGTTGCGGTTGAGGAAGGTCGCCACCGCCCCCATGAGGTTGAAGAGCTCTGCGGTGCGCGTCGACGCGGCCGTGACGCCGAACACCAGGTCGACCGTCAGAGCCGGCTTCCTTCGAATGGCCTGCAGCCCCGTCGCAGTGCCCACCACGTCGTAGTGCGCGGCGTTCGCCGAGTAGAAGCGGTTCTGCCGCAGCGTCGGGCCGGTCAGCACCAGCGACGGCAACTTCGCCATCGCGATGATGCTCTGCCCGTCGGCGGCGGTGTCGTCGTAGTCGACCGAGA